CTCTTAGGGGTTGATGACTACGGAAGTCTAACTAGATTCTCTTTGGAGGTGTAAAGTGCCTCGAAGCCGAACTAACAGCAGGACTGTTACAGGCCCGATCACGCTTGCTGACCTTAGGTGGCTGGTGGAAGAATGTGAGGACATGGACGACGAAAGCCCTGTAACAGTCAGAGGCCTCCTCGAGGTCGACCGACTTGACTACGGCCCCGAAGAGATCACTGTGCAAGGTATACCACTATGACCAAGCCAGCTCGGCTCAACGAGCGTCCATGCAGCGGCTGTGGAGCGGGCTACGGTGAGTGCCTCCAAGGCGCTATAATGGACCTCATGTGTTGTAGGATCTGCAACCATCCAGTGTCTGTCGCAGTTCAGCCATGCGACCGTTGCTGTGAGTTCGACGCCGTCACTAGTGTCCGTTGCTGGTACGGGTGCTGGCATAATCAGTGCGAAAGATGTGCTGAACAAACGCGTTCTAAAGCAAGGGAGGGTGATGACTGAACTCAAGCTGCTACCCTTTCAGGTGACCTGTGTCGAAAAGCTAGCTGCGGTGCCCTCTGGCCTCTGTGGCGATGACATGGGTTTGGGAAAGACCGTTGAAGCTATCATGATCGACAAGCGGAAGCGGGAGTTGCATGAAGAAGAGTTCAGAAAGAAGGGCAAAGCGCTCACCCTAGTTGTAGCACCAACCAGCATCTTAGAGTCGTGGGCTAGACACTTTCGTCGGTGGAACCCTAAACTGCAACCTTTCGTCATCCCCCGCAAGTTGGGACCTGCACTAGCTAGGGCTGCATTTGTTCGTGCAGTTATGTCTGGTAAGTACGATGTGTACATTACGCACTGGGAATCACTTCGCCTAATGCCTGAGTTGCGTAAAGTACTATGGTTCCACATTATCGCTGACGAGGTCCACAGAGCAAAGAACCGAAAAGCCGCACAGACGACTTCCCTAAAGCTGCTTCGCACACCTAACAAGCTTGGCTGTTCAGGTACAGCCGCAGACAATAGGATAGACGACCTTTGGAGTCCGCTCAACTGGCTGTACCCTAAGCAGTGGTCGTCATACTGGACCTTTAGGGACAAGCACGTCGACATCAAGCACCACGACACCCGAGGCCTATGCGGCTGCGACCATTGGCACAAGAAGCCTTACGACGAGATCTTAGGGCCTGCCGCTGTTGAAGAGTTACACCATAAGATGGCACCTTACTACGTCAGGCGATTGAAAGAGGACGTGCTGGAGGATCTACCTGACAAGTACTACTCGTCCATCTTTGTTGATCTGACTCCTCAACAGCGTAAGACGTACGACGACATGCGTCAGCACATGCTAGCCTGGATCGGTGCTCACGAAGACCAACCGTTGGCAGCTCCTATCGTGGCAGCACAGCTGGTTCGCCTGCAACAGTTCGCAGTCGCATACGCAAGGCTCGAAAAGGTACTCAAGCGCTACCGTAACTGCGAGCGCGAACCCTGCAAAACGGCTCAAAGGTGCATTGCCCACGAAGTCACGGTCGTAAGACTCCAAGAACCGTCGTCCAAGCTTGACGCTGTAATGCAACTGATCGAGGACAATCCAGACAAGCAGCTGGCTGTCTATAGTCAGAGCAAGCAAGCAGTACAGCTTCTAGACAAACGGCTACAAGCTAAGAGTATACCTAACCTGCTGTTCACTGGTGACACGCCCCAAGAAGCTAGGGATGGCCTAGTCGAAGACTTCCAGGATGGTAAGTATCGAACTATCACTGCAACGATCAGTGCTGGCGGGGAGGGTATCACACTCACCGCTGCAAGCACCGTTGCCTTCCTGGATCGTGCCTGGTCGCCTTCGAGGAACAAACAGGCAGAGGATCGACTGCACCGTATTGGTCAGAAGAATGCAGTGCATGTCATCGATATCATCGCGCGAAACACAGTAGACCTAGGGCGCCTGCAAAGGATCAGGACCAAATGGGAGTGGCTAAAAGAGCTGCTCGGAGACCGAAAGGAAGATGAGGACGAGAGATGGCTATCGAGCGTATGATCAAGATCACGGAGACTCGTGTGTATACGTACGATGAAGACATCGTCAACGACAACATTGGCCAGTACTCGGAAGCTGCCCAGTCACTAGACATCGACGTCCCGAAGGACGATGAAGGCAATCCCGTAGTGAGCCTGGAACTGGCAATGCAGATCGACCAGAAGCTCGTGGAGAACGGTGACACCACTCCAGACGAACTAGGCAAGGAAGGTGAGACGACAGAGGTCAAGTTCGAGATCGTAGAAGTCGACATGACTCCCACATACCAGGAGATTCCAAATGCCTCAGCGTGATGAAGTCTACGGTTTCGACTTCGCACTTCCTGAATCGTACTCAGGCGTTGTCCTACAGAGTCCAACAGGTCGTCACAGCAGGTTGCGCCCTCTACCGCTCCAAAACGTTCCTGGCTCTGCAGCAGCCCAGCTAGAGCAGATGTTCGACGCTGGTACGTGGGCGCACGATCAGAACCACTGTGATACCTGTTGGCAGTGCAAGCAAATCTGCAAGATCTGTACCCCAAAGAAGGAGGAGAACGTGAGCATCAACGAGGTAGACCTGCAGCTCCGGCTCGAGATGGAGAAGCGTAGGCTGGAAGAAGAAGTCGAGCGCAAGCGCCAAATCGTCGAAAGGCTTGGAGACGACATCTTCGACGAAGGCGACGTCCTCGCGTTCACCAAGCAGTTCACCAAGGATGGCATGGTGTACAGCTATGCCGCCATCAAGACCAACGGACTATGGTACACAACTGGTCCTAGAGGCAACAAGTACACGTGGGACGAGTTCGTACTCTGGCTCGTAAGTGGTGACGTTCCGACGACTGGGCTGACGCAACTCTTTGCACCGAGCGATAACACTGCCAACGTCTCTCTCAACAGCAACGACGCCTTTAGTCAAGGTTTCCAGGAGTGAAGGTCGGGCCTGTAGCAGCTGGCGCACTGGTTGTTGGCTTTCTGATCGGTGTGCTAGTTATGTACATTGGACTTAGTGGGCAGTGTGGCCTATGAACCTGAGTCCGGGAGACAAAGTAGGACTTTGGATACTGTTCTGTGGGCTGTGCGTCCTGGTCGTGGTGCTAGTAACGTTCCTTTAAGGAGGTGCAGTGGACGAGCATGGCCCAATGACAGCTGGAGAAGCTGGTTGTCTGCTTATTCTTACGTCGGTGATAAGCGTAGCTGCTGCACTGGCAGCCTTCATTTTTGTCGGCTCAAATGTTGCCTCGTTCGTTGCCGCAATCCTTGCCGCAATAGGGATCCCCATCGCTTGGTGGCTAGCGAGGTGAGAAGCGAATACGAAGGCTGCCTAATCATACTGCTAGCCGTGCTAATCGTACTTTGTGCTGCTGCAGGAGTTGCCCTGCTGGCTGATTCAGGGGTGCTGAAATGAAAGCCCTGAGATAGATGACTTTCAATGCCTACGCTTTCGACAAGAGCTCCACACGGCCCCTATGTACGTGTGTCCTTTCTTGCCTGCTTGCTGTCAGATCCTACTACTGCGCACCAGATACCAAGGGCGGTGTGGCGGTCTTTGTGCGAGAGCGTAGGTATTGAAGTCAGTGAATGAGAGGTAGTATGACAACACACCACTACTGGCACAACGATGCGAAGACCGATCTGTCCAAGATACGAGATGACGCAGCAAGACGACTTAGGGACAAGCGTTTTCCTGAGGAGTCTGTCGTACACAAGCACCCCCGTGAGAATCCTGACGACTGTCTAATCGGTGACGCTAGGTCGTATCGGGATCTGGACACGCACGAGATATTCGTCTTCGAGGACCTGGAGAAGGACAGTGGCCAAGCATATTGATTTTGAGGTCGTTGCGCTAAGCGATTACCAGCTAGGAGAGGTTGCGAAGCTGTGCGGCCTCCTGACAGTCACTCTTCCAGAGAAGCGCTTCGAACTTGGTGTCGACTTTACGCCTGCTACTACTCCAGCAAAGGTCAAGCTGTATAAGGGGGCGCGCGGCTCTCGGATCTACGGACAGGATTTGCCTTCACTGGCAGAAGGCAAAATGGTCCAGCTCGATCCACAGTGTCGCCGCAAGGTGTCCTGGAAGACATGGGACGAGAGTCGGCTGGAAGCCTGGCTGGACAGCCTATACGAGTTCTTTGCTGGCTCAATGTTTGTCGGACTTCCACCTGAGCTACTAGCAGTCGATCTGTACGGCTGGCACGAGCCGGACAACAAAGACGACATTAACGCCGATGGCAAGGTAGACGCAGTCGATGCAGCAGTATGGCGCCAGCGCATGGAGCGTGTCGTAGCACTTACTGCAGGTCACCCTCACGTTCGCTACGTCGGTCCCAACTTGACCACGTGGTACCTAAAGAACGGTGGCGACCCTCTCGCCTACTGGGTGGACGGGTTCAACATCTTCACCTGTGATCGCTATGCCCACCTCGGCAATCCAACTGCTACCACTTGGCCTACCCCATCTGAGATGTTCGATCGGACTGCTGATACCGCATTCAACCTCGGCGTTCAGGCAGAGATCCTGGAGTGGGGAGATGCTGGAGGCAAGCCTGGAGACATCGCACGAGCGCCTAGTACCATTCGAGCACAGTGGATTCGTGACTGCATCAGGTACTTCTATGACAGTGAAGTTTTCGTTTCCGCAAACTGGTGGGACATCGGCGCTGACCAGCTAGGCGGCGAAGAGCTCGTGACGATGTTGACAGCACTGCAGGTGCAGCAGTAGATGTCCAAAACTGAAGGCAATGGCTGTCTAGAGAACCTAATCGCTCTCATTGGTGCCATCGCCTTGGCATTAGCAGTGTACATGGTACTAGTACTTCGGGAGGCACTGAAGTGAGTCTGCGCGACCTTGCTCGCGACGTTGTTGTCAACACTGATCCGCCAAAGATCCCATGGGGCAGGATTGGCGCTGCAGCTCTGTTAGCACTGCTCGGCCTCGCCTTTTGGAAAACCACGATTGGGAAGTTCATGATCGGCGTTGGTGTCGGTGCAGGGTTCCTATTCATGATGACGAGGTGACGTGTGGCACGATATATCTTACTTGAATTCGACGACAATGGAGATGCCGACGACTTCGTAGCGAGCATCCAACGAGGTGACGCTTTCTATGGTGCGCCTGCCAAAGAAGACATGGACGATGGCACGCAGGTAGTTCGTGTGGGCGACATTGTCTACAAAGACGTAGACCCTAACAAGATCAGGACCAAGGCGCTATTTGCGAAGCCAACCAACTTCTGCCAATGCCAGCCTCGACCTGAGAACCACGTAAAGGGTGCCAAGCTCGGTTGGTACGTATGCAGAAAGTGTGCGAAGGCTGTTGCTGGAGTATTCCAGTATCCTCGCAACCTGCTAGATCCTCCGGACATGCCCACTCGTGCACGTGAACTTCACCTGGGCGTCTGGGAAGGTGCTGACAGGAAGGCACTCGAAGCGTACATGTCGAACCGAAAGAAGTGAGCCGCGAATGCTGGTCTCACCGTTAGGAAGAACTAGACGCATGTGGTTACGAACGGTATTGGACCACTCTTCGCGATATGTGCCTAGTCGCCAGCATTCGCCCACCTGAGTTTAATTTGCACCCTTGTGTTTCAGCTTATTCCCAAGTATAATTAGAAGTATAGAACCTACAGGAGCAAGCATGGCAAAGCTCTCTAACGAGGAACTGCTCGACGCATTCAAGGAGATGAGCCTGATCGAGCTGGGAGACTTCCTGTCGAAGTTCGAAGACACGTTCGGCGTCACGGCAATAATTCCAGCACCTCCTGGCGACTACCTCCATGACGAACTGCCTCTCGAAGAGGAAAAGGTCAACTTCGATGTCGTCTTGACCAGCTTTGGGGACAGGAAGATCCAAGTCATCAAGGTCGTTCGAGCACTAAGACCAGATCTCACTCTTGCAGGAGCCAGAGACCTCGTCGATCAGACACATTTTAAGGCACAGTACTTGCTGATAAAGGTCGACAAAGACACTGCTGAGGCAGCACGTGCCAAGCTGGAGGAGCAGGGCGCTACAGTCGTTCTGGAGTAAGGAGGGGCCAATGACACAAGCCGATGAAGTCAACCGCCTCATCGAACTGAATCTGGTACACAGCCTGCACACATCTGAGGGTCGATCGTTTAGAGGCTGTCGTAGGCGTTGGGACTGGATCTTTCACGACGGGTACTACCCTAAGACTACTGCTAAGCCCTTGGAATTCGGCGTCGCATTCCACGTAGGGATGCAGACCTTCTACAACCCAATGACTTGGCACGACAGGGAAACTGCAGCAGCTCTTGCACTAGTCGCCTTCAAGCAAAAGGTACAAGAGCAGTACAACAACTACCTTCGCCTGAACGAAGGACAGATCGATCCTGAGTCCAAGGCAGACTACGAAGAGCGTGTCGAGCTCGGCCTGAAGATGCTCAAGTACTACACCAAGGTCGTCTCACCCAAGTACGACACCAACTTCAAGCCTGTCAAAGTCGAGATCGCATTCGAAGTCCCTATCAAGGACCCTGCAGGCAACTACACCTGGTGCAAGTGCGACCGCTGCTGGAAACGCTGGAAGAATTCAGATGAGGGCATCAGGCATCACGACGAATGGCAAGAGACACACCGTGCAAAGCTGACAACTTCAGGTTTAACAGAAGAGCAGGCTCTTAGGTACACCTCTGATGCGGAATACTACCGTTACGAGCACTGGAAGGGTCTGCCAATAACCTATGGTGGCCGCATCGACATGCTTGCAGAAGATGACTACGGGCGGTACTGGGTGTTCGACTGGAAGACAGCAGCAAGGTTGTCAACCGGTGAGCCTGGAGCGGACGATGACTTCCTCTGGCTAGACGACCAGATCAGTTCGTACTGCTGGGCGCTTTGGGTACTAGGTATACCGGTCGCCGGGTTTGTGTATGCCGAGATCAAGAAAGCCGTACCTGAAGAGCCTGAGCCGCTAGTCCGTCCTCGTCTAGGTCGTATATTCAGTGTCAGTAAGCAGAACGACTACGACTACGAGACCTACCGCACCACGATCATAGAGAACGATCCTCACGCTTGGGCTGCAGGCGCATACGACGACTTCCTGGAGCACCTGAAGCTTCATGGAGGTCGTTTCCATCTTCGCCACCAGATCTTCCGCAATCCGATCGAGCTCAGTAACGTCGGGTACAACATCTGGCAACAAGCACTCGACATGACTGACCCGAACCTCAGGATCTACCCATCTCCTGGGCGCTTCTCCTGCGGTAACTGTGCGTTCAAGGATCCTTGTTTGGGACAGAATCGTGGTGACGACTACTGGTACACATTGAATACGCTCTACGACAAGCGCGAGCGGCACTACTACGAACGTGAGCCCAGCACAGACAGTAAGGGAGGCCAGTGATGGGGAGGGTCCAGTACAGAACTAGGATCGAAAAAGCGATCAAGGAAATGCGCGGCTGCGTAACTGAATCTGAGCGCGCACGAGACAGATACTTTCAGGTTCGTGCGGACCTAAGGGAGCAAATGTTCAAGCCGCACGAGATTGACATCATGTGCGGAGATAAGAGCTCCAAAGCGGGACAGATGGCACAAGCAGCGATCGCTGACAACAGGTGGTACATGGCGTTGGCCGAGATGTATGCAACGGTTGCACAAGCAGAGATGCAACTGTACGCCTACGGTTTGGAGGGCAATTGGGGTGATCTTGACTCAGCAGAGAGTCTACACCAACCAGTCGCCATGAACACGGAACAAGGTCTTAAGCCTGCACCAGATGACAAATCGTGGATAGAAGTCGGAAGGTGATACAATGAAGTGGAAAGACCTGATGGCACTCCTTCAGAGTCAGGTTACATATCCTGTAGGAGACTACAACGTCGTGTACGCGAACGATGAAGGGACGTTCACAGACAAGATCGGAAACGTAGAAGTCGACAACGAACTGGGCAGGATCATCGTTCGGGGAGTAGAATGACAGATACTGAGATCCTTACCCCTACCACGTTTGCCGGACTGAGAATCCAGCAGCCCAAGAGACAAGACCCTACCATCAACATGCTGGTGTACGGCGATCAAGGCATCGGCAAGACGACTCTGGCCGGTTCAGCCGATGCAGTACTCGAGATGCGCAAGGTGCTGTTCGTCGACATTGAGGGCGGTACGCTGTCTCTGCGCAAAGTCGACTACCTGGTTGATGTGGTACACGTTACCTCCTGGGCTCAGATGAATGAGCTGTATGGTACTCTGCTAGCCGGAAGTCATGGGTACCAGACCGTAGTCATCGACTCTCTTACAGAGCTGGCCGATCACTGCATGGCAGCTGTAATGACGGCCATGAAAGAGGAGCCAGACAACTCCCAGCGGGACCCGGACATTCCTGGCTGGACTGAGTGGAACAAGATGAGCAAGTTGCTCACGCGCATGATCAAGTTGTTCCGCGACCTTCCACTCAATGTCATATTCACAGCACTGATGAAGGAGGACAAGGACACCAAGAAGGGCATAGTAACCAAGATGCCAGACCTAGCAGGGAAGCTGGCAAAGAGAGTCCCTGCATACTTTGACGTAGTGCTGTACTACTACGTAGTCGAGATCGAGGGCGAACAGCACCGTTGGTTGAACTCGATTCAGACTCCAACCTGCATCGCCAAGAACCGCGGAAAGATGCCTTTGCAAACAGAAGGACTCCCGCCAGGTATCTTGGAGATCCCTGACCCTACTACTGGCACCGCACCCATGTCGCTTATTTATCCTGCCATTGTTGGAGTATCTTGATGCCTATTCGCGTGAACATGACTGCTGACGAAGCCAAGTCTGAATTTCCTCCTCCGATCCCTGAGGGCAACTATCACGTCGCGATCACCGACTGCGATCTCGCAGAAGTCAGAGGTGGCGACAACAAGGGTAAGCCTATGTTCAAGATGGAGTGCACCGTCCAGAACGGTCCATACGAGGACCGGAAGGTCAGGACAAACGTCATGCTGTTCGAGGGCAAGTCGGGTACCCTCGCAAAGCTGGCGCAGCTCCTGAAGGCTGTCGGTGTCGCGGTCGTTCCTGACGGGTCGCTGGGCAAGTTCCAGGTCGATGGCTACGAGCCGAACGAGGTTCCTGACCCCGAGTGGTGGATAGGCAGGGAGATGATCGCACGCGTTAAGATCACCAAGACGCGTACAGTTAAGGATCCTACCACTGGAGAAGAGACTACGTACGACCCTCGAAACGACGTTCAGACCTACCTACCCCTGTCAGTCGGCGTGAGCACTCCTACTACGTCTGCACCAGCTAGCAAGCCAAGCCTGCTCCCGTAACATCCGAGACGTGAGTGCCTGCTTGTAAGCTCCAATAGTGCGGGCAGCTAGTGTCGATTCTTGTAGTGGTCAGCAGGCACTCACCTTCCCCGTCGAGGAGGCGTTTTGACAGAAGATATTGACGTCTCCACTGGACATCGTGCGTTCTTCAAGCGCGTGTTTGGTAGGTACACAGTTGGCTACGTGTGCATCTCAGTGATGCCTCCAGACTTCTCGCACAACAAAGAGAAGCTCTTTGCGTGGCCAGAAGAATTGGAGGGGATGCTAGAATACGTAGACCGACACAAGTTCTCTGACAACGTATATTACTGCACACAACCGTTGGTTGACCCGCTCTTTAAAAGAGCTGATGGCAAAGGTCCCAGAGTCAAAGAGAATGTCAAGTACTGCACTGCAGTCTGGGCCGATCTAGATAGATGCCATCCTGACACTGTGTTAGTTAGTCCCACGCTCGCGATGGAAAGCTCGCCTGGCAGGTACCAAGCACTCTGGGTCATGGAAGAACCAATCGATGCAGAAGAAGGCGAACAGATCTCACAGCGCATCGCCTACTTCCATGCTGCAGATGGTGCTGACAGATCTGGATGGCCACTGACTAAGCTACTTAGAGTACCACTGACGCGCAACCATAAGTACGGTGAAGGCGTCTACGTTAGAGTGATCGGTAGTAACAGGCGGTTGTACCGAATCAAAGACTTTGACGTATACCCTAAGGCGCTTAAAAGGGAAGGCACCGGTATACCGATGCCAGACCAAGGTGACCTTCCTACTGAACCTCCACTGGAACTGCTAGAGCGATATAAGCACAAGCTCCACCTTGGCGCTTTCAAGCTCTTCAAGGAGAAGCCTGAAGAAGGCGAATTCAAAGAGAAGTGGAGTGGTGCTCTCTGGAAGTTGCTGATGTACCTCTTCGAGGGTGGAATGTCTCGAGAAGAAGTATTCAGCATAGCTAAAGCGGCTGCCTGTAACAAGTACGAGAGAGATGGCAGACCGGACGAACACCTATGGAATGATACGTGCCGGGCGTATGTAAAGCATCAGGCGAACATTAAAGCCGTAATCATTCCAGAGTATGCGCACGTCGACCTTGCTACGCCCGAAGAGTTAGACAGGGTTGCTAGAAGGTATACGTTTGTAGAACGCTATATAACCTGGGCAACCAACCTGGGTGACGCAGCTCCTCAGTACCATGAAGGGGCTGCCTTTGTCGTTCTCAGTGCGTTGCTATCTGGAAGTGTACTGCTACCTACTTCCTTTGGCAACATCTACACCAACATTTGGGTAATGGTTTTAGGCGATACGACTATTACCCGAAAGAGTACGGCAATGGATATCGGGATCGACTTACTTCTTGAAGTCGACCCTGACGTCGTGATGGCAACAGACGGCTCGATAGAAGGCCTACTCCAAGGACTCTCAACGAGACCTGGAAAGCCTTCCATCTTCCTGCGCGACGAACTAGCTGGCCTGCTTGAGTCTATGAGCAAAAAGGACTACATGGCAGGCATGGCTGAGATGTTGACCAAGCTGTACGACGGCAAGACTCAAAAGCGACTGCTTCGAGCTGGCCCCATTGACATTAGAGATCCTCGACTGATCTTCTTCGCTGGTGGCATCAGATCTCGAATCCAGTCGCTTTTGTCGCTCGATCACGTATCTTCAGGGTTCATGCCACGTTTTGTGTTCCTCACAGCTGATGCAGATGTTACGAGGATCAAACCTTTAGGACCGCCTGTTGCACGCGACTCCAAAGCGCGCGAAGCTTTGATCGCAGAGATACAAGACATATACAACCACTACAACCAACTGACAGAGATGAACATAGCAGGCGCCGGCATCAAGCCGCAAGTTCCCAAAAAGTGGCGAGCAACCCTAACACCACGAGCTTGGGGCAGATTCAACAAGTTTGAGTCGGACCTGTTAGATGCAGCAGTCAAATCTGACAGGCCTGAGATCTTAACGCCCCTGTATGATCGACTAGGCAAGTCGACTCTAAAGGTGGCAGTACTAGTAGCTGCCTCAGAACAACGTACAGACGAGGTCACAGTCGACGAGATCGACATCTTGCACGCCATATCGTTCTGTGCCGATTGGCGACGGCATGCTATTGATGTGGTCAATAAGGTGGGCCAGACTAATGTAGAACGAGACATTGAGAGAGTTCTGACAGTAGTCAGGCGTAACAGAACTGGCATCAGCAGATCGAAACTGATGCAGTACTTCCACCTCACAGCACACAGTGCTGATGCGATATTTAGAACCCTAGAGCAGCGTGCAGCGATTCGTAAGGTCAGCACAGCCAATGGTGGCACCGTCTACTTCCCAGCAGAGGAACCAGATGCCTGATCCAGGCTTTTATGCTCGAAACCCTTTCGGCTTCACAAGCGACACGCCGAATCCCATAGTCAGAACTGTGTACCCTGAGTACTGGAACGTAAGAGACCTCCTAGAGAAAGCGAACAGGCGAATGACTGACCAGCTTCCCAAGCGTACGCATGGTGTAGCCATCTTCAGTGGCGGACTGGACTCTACCACCCTCGTATACCATCTTCTCGATCAAGGACGTGACCTGCACCTGCTCAGCTTCGACTACGGACAGCGTCACGGTCGCAAGGAACTCAAGGCGGCACAGAACATCGCACAGTCGCTCGGACTTCGGTGGGACCTCGTCGATCTCACCGGCCTGACGCACCTCATCAGCAACAGCGCTCTCACCTCTCTACAGGAGTTTCCATCGCGCAACCCTGGAACGGGTGAATCCTGGACGCGTAAGGAATTCGAGAGCCTAGCTGGTTCGCACCCAGAGCCGATTGAAGTGCCTGAGGGACACTACGCCGAAGATAACATGAAGCTGACCGTCGTTCCCAACCGGAACATGATCATGTTGTCCATCGCAGCAGGTGTCGCCGTCAACGAGAAGGCAAACTTCATCGCAGCCGGAATGCACGCCGGCGACCACTTTGTCTACCCTGACTGTCGTCCACAATTCCTCTACGAGGTTGCCATGGCTATCTGGAAGGGCAACGAGGGTATGCACGACTTCGGGATGGTCACCAGCTCAATGCTCCAGGGCAGCATCCCACAACCGCTAGTGGGCGAATTCGGCAACGAGCTCATTGTTACACCGTTCCTACACTGCTCCAAGGCAGACATTGCCTACCGCGCGCTCGAGTTGGGTGTACCTCTTCATCTGACGTGGTCCTGCTACAAGGGCGGCGACAAGCACTGCGGCCGGTGCGGAACCTGTGTCGAACGTCTCGAGGCCATCGACGAAGCACAGAAGCGTGCAATCACAAATAACCTGCCACGAGCTCTCGCAGGCCAAGGGATGATCAAGTACTCCGACACTTGGGATCTGACAGAGTACGAAGACACTGAGTTCTGGAAGGTAACAATCGCAGAGGCGAAGAAGTGACAGGCAAGCCACCTCAGTCTCTGTTCGAAGAGAAGCTCGCCAAGCTGCTCACTGAGCATGGCTTTGACACAGTATGCAGAACGCCTAACTGGATCCTTGCTACAGCTGTTGTCGACTTCCTAGCAGGCGTAGGCATGCTCGTACAAAAACGTGATAAGGTATCCGACGAAGGGCAGCGTGCTGCCAACCCTCCGAAAGGAGTCAAGAAGTGACACAGCAGCAAACAGGCATTATGATCAACTTCGGCTTGTCAGATCAGCCTGACGGGAAGAAGCAGCCAGCAATGCTGATTACTGTAGGCCCTGCAGCTTTTACACTCGTTATTCCTGAGCAGGCAGCTGCTCAGGTTGCACAAGCAATGTTCCAAGGTCTACTACAAGTAGCTGAAGCTGCCAGGCAAGCTAACGGCGGGCTGATCATTCCAAACTTCAAGCTGCCTGACATCAAGCTGAACGGAGAACAGCCTACATGAAGCGCGCGCTCGTTTTTCTGTCGGAACAGATGATCGAAGGCATGCTCGGCCTACCCACTGGAGTACGTCTACGCAGTGTTCGTGATACTTGGTCTAAGAACGGCATAGATCTCATGCTTGAGGGTGACGCGCTACCTGATGAGTTCGAATACGTACCAGGCACTGTGCCTAACAGTCTCATTGCGCACCTAGAGCTGGTTGACGGAAAGCTGGTGTTAAAGCTGTGACGTGGCAGCTAGTCTTCCAGTGGATCGTACTCATCGCCGGAGGATCGTTCTTCGTCGCACTCTTTGCGTCGATGGCAATAGAGAGCACAATCGAAAAGTACTGGAAATGTCGAAGGGAGATGCAGCGTGAGTTCCCTCATCGTTAGGCACAACATCGAAGTCGCACACAGGCTGTACGAGTCAATCCCTGGAGACAAATGTGAAAACATCCATGGACACTCGATGCTTGTCGAGCTAGCTATCCATGGCCATGTTGACAGCAAAGGCCTTCTTGAAGGTCTAAGCTTTGGCGAGGTCAAAAGGTCATTCAGAGGCTATCTGGACGAGTGGTTCGACCACCACTTGCTACTGAACGGCAAAGACCCATTAGCAGGATTTCTTGCTACTAAATCGAACATCGACGCATACTACACTGAAGGTATACCTCAAGAGTTCTGGACCCTGCCAGGACTGCAGGACATGGACGGCGATCCTACAACCGAGAACATCGCTAAGTGGATCGCAGAGTGGTGCACTGACACGTTCCACCTGATGTGCGACGTGACCGTTCACGAGACAGCTGTCAACGCTGCAAAGGTGTGCGCCAAGCCCAACGGCGGCACCAATGCATCCTGAAATAGACCTCGAGCCTTTCAGAGCAGGAACAATCGTAAAGCTACCTCTGACAGGCGGGCTCTCCTGCTACAAAATCCGACGGGTGGAGCTTACAGAGGAACTGCATGATGATGGCATCCGCGAGATACGCATACAACTTGAACTGGCTTACTCCTACGGAGAACCTTCCTGGACGGTACCAGACTTGCATTACTCGGTAGGTGGTATACGCATAGGAAAGCACCCATACATCGTTATGGGATATGGCTCAGGACTATACGGAGCGGCAATGGGGCTCATTCGCATAGGAGAACCCAATGCTGCGCCTGAGTGAGGTGTATAGGTCAGTGCAGGGAGAGGGTCCCAGAGTAGGACTACCGACCACCTTCGTCAGGTTTGCCGGGTGCAATCTTCGTTGTCCCGGGTGGGCTTGCGATACACAACATGCGATCGACCCTGCAATGTACAGGCACGAGTGGCGACAGGTCGAAGCTGAGAAGCTGATGGACGAAGTCATCGAGCTGAGTGCGCCTGACAGTAACATCTGCCTTACTGGTGGTGAACCTTTCCTACAACCACTTGAGGACCTGAAAGAGTTCGTCGGCGACTTGGTAATAGCTGGTCGCACTGTCGAGTGCTTTAGCAATGGAACACTGCGTATACCGGAGTGGGCCTTCAGAGACATCAGCTTCGTACTGGACTGGAAACTTCCTGGCAGTGGCGAGGGATTCAAGATCCTGAGTGAGTCACTCTACGAAACAAACCTCCACACCGCCCGGGCTGTCCAGTCACAACCTGATGTGTACGGTGTCGACACTGTGATCAAGTTTACAGTAGCAGACTGGGAAGACTTTCAGATAGCAGTCGAGAGATGGGGAAGACTGGAGGAACCCTCTCCCCCAGTGTTTGTTGCACCAGTCTGGGGAAAGATGGATCCGAAGGAACTAGTTGACAGGATCCTCGAATGTGATCTACCGTGGAGGCTGAATCTGCAAATGCACAAGTATGTCTGGCCTGCAGACGAAAGGGGTGTCTAGTGGCAGTTAAGCGTTGTCCGAAGCATCCAGACGGATGTAAGGAGTTTCAGGCCCGAACAGGTGAAAGAGCACATCCGAATCTGACTCCGCCAAAGAGCTACCCAGGCCATCCGGCGGATCGCTTGCGCATCGGAGACGGGCTCAACAGGCTTGCCAGCATCAACTTCCTACAGCAGATCTACCGCACAGGCGGGCGTACTTCTGGTCGTGCACATCGTACTCGTTACCCTCGTCCGGAAGGAATCTAGATGCCTGAACCGCTCGACTTCCCGCCTACGGCAGCTACACACGGTGTGCCTACTTGGGACGAGATATACATTCCGTCCGGTTCTACGCCAGCAGCTCCGACTCTTCCTCCGCCAACGTCAGGGCATCTTCCTATGAGCATACAAGACAGCAAACTTATCCACGCTTCGCGTACACTCCTAGAAGGGCTTGGACTTGATATCAGCTCGGGTCATGGAGTAGATACGCCAACACGTCTGGTAGATACACTCCGAGAGTTGACGATGTGCTCGTCATGTGATGGCGGCTGCATCAAATGGAAGACCTTTAAGAACGATGGCATGGATGAGATGATCGTCGTGGAAGGTATACCGTTCACCTCTCTGTGCAACCATCACGTGCTACCCTTCATGGGTGTAGCGCACATCGCCTATGTTCCTGATGAGAAGATTGCCGGACTGAGTAAGTTCAGTCGCACTGTGGAACACTTCGCACGAACGCTACAGGTGCAAGAGCGACTTACGGCGCAGATCGGCGACTACCTCGAGATGCAGCTCAGCCCTCGAGGTACAGCAGTAGTTATGCGAGCTGAGCACCTCTGCATGACTATTCGTGGTGCTCAAGCACCTGGCGCCATGACTACCACTGCATACATGCGTGGAGTATTCAAAGATCACGAGCGCACAGCCAAGGCCGAGTTCCTCGCACACATCTACGGGAGCCACTAGTGGAAGACACAGACGATCGCAATCCTGACGTAGGCGTGCACGCTTTGATATTCGAGACACCTAACCTTCTGGGTGAGCGTGCAGCGCAAGCCTATACCGACTCGGCTAGATGGTTTCCAGACATGGCGGACGACATTCCGCTCACAGCCCTTTGTTTAGCGGGAGAGGTTGGTGAAGCTGCGAACCTCATCAAGAAGGTTGCACGCGGAACGCACACTTGGGAAGAAGTGTTCCATCTCCTGACCAGTGAGATAGTGGACGTACAAACATACTTGTTCCAGCTGATGGGACAGCTCAGCAGGATGGCTGAAGCTGAAGGCTCCAAGTGGACATGGGATGAGCTGTATGACCTAAAGCGTGCCTACAACGAGGAGAGGTTCGGACGTGGATCACAGTCAGCCGATTGAGGGTACTGGTATCTCTGCTGAACAGCTTCAGAGGTACTCTGACGAGTTCGACCTCCTTTGTCAGAACAGACACGCACACGGTGAAGTCGTATACGGGCCTGCGACATTTATGCAAAACGACGTTCTCAAGATGGCGGCAGAGGAGCTCGTCGACTTCGCCAACTATAGCAGGTACATGTACATCAAGCTCCGCGCAGTGGCTGACGCAATAGAGGCACATGTACCGCACAGTGGTGTAGAGGCAGCGAACCACGTACTACCTGAGCCGCACCAGATTGACCCAAGTGATCCTATCAACCTGATTTCTGGTGGTAGGCATGTTAATCCATACGAACCAGACAGGCGGTGAGTTCGATTAAAGTTGCACTCATACCTCCTAGAGGACTGGAGAATCACGCGCTGCGATCCAGAACGCACATGGCGTTGGCCATCCCTGGACATTTGAAGTCACCAGTCTTCATGCAAATGTTTTCCAGAGCTTCGCGTTTGGGTGACTTTGTCATTCTAGACAACGGCGCATGTGAAGGTGAACTGTGTCCTAGCGATGAACTACTAGCAGCATCTAAGCTCATAGGGGCAAAGGAGCTTATCGTTCCTGATGTCCTTAGAGACTGCAATGCCACTATAGCAGCTGTTAGAGCCTTCATGGACATACGCGTTTCTGGCCCCTTCCTTGTTCCTAGTAAGCTTATGGCTATCGCACAAGGAACCAAGGTGCACCAGTTCAAAGCTTGTGTGAACGAGTACGCAAGTATGCCCAGTATTACCACCCTGGGTATACCTCGCCTCATGACTGAAGTAACAGGGAATCCTGCAGCACGCATCGATCTGGCTACTTGGGTTAGGGACTTCTTCACGGACAAGGGCGCTTGCCGTTTCGAAATCCACTTCATGGGAATGGATTCGGCCTGGCCTGGAGAGGTCAAAGCTGCAGCAAAGTACGTGCCCTTCGTTCGATCAGTTGACAGCTCTCTGCCCTTCAAGTATGCTATAGCGGACATGGTGCTCTCTGATTCTGGTACTAAGCAACGTCCTGTACTGAGACCACCAAGCTACTTCAAAGTGGACTGGAGTAAAAGAGTAGTTGCCAGTCTAGTACAAAGGAATATCGACACATTAATGGAATGGGCAGGCGCCAATGAGCGGAGAACTAGTACCACTACTAGACAGCCCTCCTCCGCAGAGGCGTCATCCACTAGCTGAGTGCGAAAAGTGTCCACTCAATCTGCCAAAGAATGCTTTCGTGCCAACGAGGTTTCCGACTAAGCCGATACGCTTAGCAGTCGTCGGAGAGGCACCAGGCTTTCAGGAGGCAGCAAGAGGCAGGCCGTTCGTAGGACCTTCTGGACAGCTCCTGAATCAGGTCCTCAGACAGGTCGGCTACGAAGAGAGTGAGGTGATGTATACCAATGTATGCCTCTGTCGTCCTCCAGATAATGCTACGCCTACTCGAGCAGCTACGGCAGCGTGCAGACCAAGGCTCCTTAACGAACTACGAACTAGTGGTGTGTCTGACGTACTTACGCTTGGTGGCACAGCTGCATCTGCTCTCGTTGATGACTCCCGAACCATCACGCATCTCAGAGTTGGCCCGCCAAAGAAACCAACGTCAGCGTTGGACGATTCAAGTATACAAAGAGTTGTCGCCACCTGGCATACCGCCTACTGTCTACGAAACGCTGATGCATTCCCTGCGTTCACAACAGATGTGGCAAAGCTGAGGGAGGGTGATCGACCTGCTTGGCGCCCACCTGAGTGGCGATACTTTGACGATCCTAAAATTGCGATCGCTGCTCTCGACGAACTGGAGCGAAGAGCTGACACTCTCGTCGTTGATATTGAGGTCGGCATTGAGAAGGACTTCGCTTTCGGACACCCAAATGAATACGATCTCCTATGCGTGGGACTTGGCTATGCTCGAGGAAAGGTTGTGGTCATTGGCGATCGTGCACTTAAATCCGGTGCAGCGCTGGATAGGCTCAGGAAACTGCTTCGAAGAGTTAAGATCGTGGCTCATAACGGAAAATTTGACTTGGGCGGACTTTACCCACATCTGGGCGGACTCGAACTCTGGTTCGATACGATGCTCGCATCGTATTGCCTTGACGAGAGACCGGGCAACCACGGTCTTAAGGTCCTAGCAGTCGAGAAGCTTGGCGCGCCTCAGTACGACTTGGAGATCAGGCAGTATGTGCCTAAACGAGGAAACTATGCTGACATTCCTCGAGCACTCCTGTACAAGTACAACGCGTACGACGTTGCGTGTACTTACGACCTGTACGAAATGTTCAGCCAAAGTCTTGAATCTACTCCTGGCCTGCGAGCACTTCATGACTTTCTTGTGGCAGCATCCAATCAACTCATGTACCTTGAGCTCAACGGGATCACGATTGATAGGGCCTACGCCAGTACGCTTCGTGGCATCTTCCTCAAGCGGCTAGAGGAGATCGAAGCCCGTCTTGATGACATCGTCAAGCGTGCCTGGACTGACAAGGAGATGAAAGGCCACCTCACTGTCGGACCAAAGGTGGAAGGCTTACCAAGTTGGGACCCTCAATCAGGCGGCCCTAAAGTTACAGAAGATCCCTACTTAGTAGTCGTAACCGAAAAGGTCCAGCCGTTTCCGAGCGGTATCAATCCTCGTTCACCTAAGCAAGTGAAGGAGTACCTTGCTTCTCAGTCCATCCGCGTTGACAGCACTAATGTCGAGGTCCTTAAGATCCTGGGAGAGCGACTGGCACCTGATACCGACGCCAGTCGATTCGTGTATGAACTGCTCAAGTACCGACGACAACACAAGCTGTACAGTACATATGTCGAAGGAATTAGGAAGCGGACATACCGTGGACGTGTGTATACAACTTACATGCTCCATGGAACAACTTCAGGACGGCTTGCATCTCGCAATCCGAACCTCCAAAACATTGTGCGAGATAAGGACATCAGAAGGCAGTTTGGCGTATCAAGACCTGGAAACGTTCTAATACAGTGCGACTACAAGCAGGCCGAAGCGCGTGTGATGGCAACGCTTGCACAGGACGAATACCTGCGTACGATCCTGAGCAGAGATGAGCCGGGATATGACTTCTTCGACGAGCTATCAGATCAGCTTTACGGACCAGGCAATTGGCGAAAAGACGTCGAGCGAATCAGAACCAAGGCCTTCTTCTATGGGCTCGGATATGGCCGACAGGCATACTCGATTGCCTTGGAATATAGTATGTCTGTGCGGGAAGCGGAACAGCGTCTGCAGGAGTTCATGTCCCTTATACCTGCTACAGTGGCTTGGCAGAAGAAAGTCCGGAATGAAGTACTGGCGGGCAATGACCTCGTCACCACTTTTGGACGTCACAGACGATTCTGGCTAATCACGGAACAGAACAAAAAGGACGTGATGAATGAAGCGCTGTCCTTCCTACCACAGTCTACTGCGTCAGATATATGCCTGCGAGCTGCGACTCGTGTGCGACCAAGAATGCGTGGTCTGGGCTTTCTCAGACTTACAATCCACGATGCGCTCACTGCTGAATGCGCAGCAGACAAACAAGATGAGGTTGGACAGATCTTGATCGACGAAATGACCAGGTCAGGCCAAGAGTGGACTGACTACGTTCCTTTCCCCGTAGACGTCAAAGTAGGCACCAGCTGGGGAGACTTCGCATGACGGAGTGGACAGAAGAGCAATCGATTGGGCCTGATGAGTGTCACTATTGCGGCGAAGAGAAACCCCTCCGCATCGAGCCGTTTGGTGGCAAGCCTGCATGTAAGCGTTGCTGGGAACAGATCTGCTACGGTGAGGAGTAGCTAATGATGGCTGGACAGCTTCGTGACCTCTATCCTTGGGAGAGGCACTGTGGCTGTCCTACCTGTAAAGCTAAGCCAAGAGAACGTTGCGTTACTACTCGACCACTACACATGCCACCATGGACTGAACGCGAACTGCGTATGGTAGGCACGGAGACAAGTGCACACAAAGCCAGGTACCAACTCTGGTGCTACCTCTTCGGAAAGGATGTATGCGTGAAATGACGTTCAGACTGCAGCGTCATCACAATGACACGGAAGGATATACGCAACTCCTTCTGATCGACGGCGACCGATACGTAGGACTTGACGTGTATGACGAGACGGTCGAGAATGCTGCAAGCGAGAGGCTTGTATGGGCAGACGCTTGTCAAGTCCTAGCGAACAGCTGGCCAAAGTGGCATGGTCGTGAAGTGCTGTACCTCGGAGAAGAAAGGTTCGAATACGCAGATGACGGAGCGTAACAGGTGGGACTACTTCAAGCTGCAGTATGATCCTGAGCCAAGCGGACGTTTTCGAGACATCCAGCAAGGGTATTGGGCCTGCTCTGCTGTCGATGGCAATTACGATGGTGATGGGTTGACCCCATTGGATGCTATGGGAGCGTGCATGGTAATGATGGCGAAAGCACTAATCGAGTATCAGAAGAGGGAACGTGAAGGACAAGATCCTGTCAAGACTGCTTGACATTCCGATCTGGATACTAGGCGCTACCTGCTGGGTAGTAGACCTATTCCGAGGAGGCTCATGTGGCAAGAGGCCGCCCAGCGAAAGATGGTGATACATATACGGCACAAAACGAGTACCATTACACTCGCGTAGGTGGCAAGTGGCGCCTGACCCACCACCTCATCGCCGAACAAAAGCTTGGCAGGCCCATAGACACTGCTACGGAGATGGTCCGCTTCAAAGATGCTGACAGGAAGAACTTCAGTCCTGACAACATCGAAGTCATTCCGCGCCGTAACAACTACAAGGCACAGCTCGCCACTGTCGAAGACAAGATCAGAGAGCTGATAGCACATCGCGAACGCCTGCTCGAGAAGATAAGACGCGAAGAGCTAGCTAAGCAAAACGGAGTAAGCAAGTAAACATAGACTCACAAAGACCGTCTTAGACTTCAGTTAGACTGAAGTTGTCATAGGTTTAGTGGGAGATCTATAGGGTTGATGAACACAAAAGTCTAACTCAGTCTAACATTTACTCATTGACTTCAATGCGATGGCGTTCGCTAACAAACCTCCACACCGCCCTATGTACTGGAAAGGTTTAAAATGATTGTCTACGTAGCGGGTAGACGATGTGGTAAGACTCGTGCTGCTTTGAGTTGGCTGCGGGAGGATCCAAGTAGAACTCTAATCCTTCCCAGACAAGGTGATAGAGCAGCGATGCTGGACAGTGCAAGGCTTTTTCTACCAGGTGTCACTGACAGTTTTCTGGCAAATATTAGGCGCCAGCTCATTCTGGTACATGAAGCAGACTTGGGTCTTCGCGGAAGGGGAGGAGAGATTGGTGTAGACAATCTTGAGGAGTGTCTGCAAACCTTGTGGCATGGTCGTATCGGGTTTGCAACAATCAATGGAACGTTACTACCTGGACAGAATGTAGTGCAGACAAATGACTGAACCATATACGGTACTAGCTTTCGATCCTGGTGGCCGTACAGGATGGGCGGTGTGGAGCTCTTTGGGCGACCCTGATCATATTGAAGTCGGTGAATATGATTGCCTCGGTGTCAACGATGGTGACTACTCTGGGCTCTACCGGATACACCAGCGAATTGAAGGAGGACTGCTCAGGCCTGAGTTTCGCATTGTGTGCGAGAGCTTTAGTATCGACCCAGAAGACAATCGTAGTGCAATTGACCTAACAGCTGTTCAGGTCATAGGCGTCATCAAGCTTGCTGTAGCGTATTCAAACAGGCTCGTCTTTCAGCCTAGGGAGATTGGTCGCAAGTTCTGGACTGACGACAAACTGAAGCAGCTGAGCCTCTACGACTTGGTCAAAGGCAAGAAGGACCAGAAGAGTGCTCTCAGGCACCTGTTGTACTACGTCACCTTCACACTTGGCGATCCAGTCTTTCTGCACAAGCTCGCACGTATCTAGACAGAAACCGGCTCCTGTCTATCGTCGGAGGTGCTGTGCAGGAACAGCATACGATAGACAGGAGCCGGAGTCTATGTGTAGATCCTTTGCGAACCTCCAGTCAGCACAGGTTGTCCAGCACCGACGGAGATAACGTCCTTGTTGTTTGTGACAATGTCTTCTGTATTGTCAGTCGTTACATTGTGCAAGGCAGGCGACTCGGTAACGATCTTGAACTTCGGCGAAGGTGGAATGAATACGTACTCTAGCAAGGTCGTGTCGGTCAGACCTACATTGTCAGTGATTGTTCGGACGTGACCGGCAGTCACAACGGATGTGTCAGTAAGACCTGTAGAGTCGGTCGCAGTACGATCATAGCTCGATACTAGTGTTGACGTATCTGTAAGACCAGCACTGTCAGTTTGCGTGATCGTTCTAGTGACTTGCGTGGTCGCTGTATCGGTAAGGCCTGCACTATCAGTACGAACGAGTGCTTCTTGTACTGCTGTAGTGTCTGTAAGACCAGTACTGTCAGTAACGCTAGGTGCTTGCGTCTTCAGGATGTTGTCAGTTAGTCCAGTACTGTCTGTCAGATCAAGGAGCTTTGCAAGCTGTACGACGGATGTGTCCGTCAGACCAACACTGTCCGTTCGAACGAGCGACTGTGTAAAGGCCGTTGTATCAGTCAGGCCCGTACTATCGGTCTGTGCTGCGGCTTGCGTCTTCTCTACAGTATCAGTCAAGCCTGCAGAGTCGGTCTGTGTGATTATCTTGGCGAGCTCGATGGTGGAAGTGTCAGTCAATCCCACTGAGTCGGTTCGAACCAAGCCTTGTGTTACATCAGCTGTATCGGTCAGTCCAGCTGAATCGGTACGGACGAGTCCTTGCTGTATGGATGTAGTATCGGTCAGACCAGCACTATCAGTTTGAGTGATCGTCTTTGCTAGCTCAGTTACAGATGTGTCTGTCAGACCTACGCTGTCGGTTCTAACAAGGCCCTGCTGGACTGATGCAGTATCGGTAAGTCCTGTTGAGTCAGTGCGAACAAGCTCTTGCTGTATCGCAGCAGCGTCAGTGAGGCCAGCTGAGTCAGTCTGATCGATAGTGAAGTCAGTACCAGCAGCTGCAGCGACAATGAATTTACGCCTGGGCCGATAGTAAATTCGGGCACCAGGTCGAAAGACGCCGCGGCCAGCCATAACTCAGCCTAGTTCGGCAGCAGTCATCGTGAAGGCGTAAATGCCTGCAGGCGGAGCCACATTGGACTTGAGCGCGACGCCATTAGCAGTGCCGGCAGGTATGACGATGTACTCCTCCGGCGTAGGAAACCAGTCCATGCCTTGTCGACTGTTCCAAGGCTCGGAGATGAAGTCACCATCTGTACCTTCGGCGGAGGCAGTATGCCCAGCAGTGAAGGTAGCGTCAGCACCGCCATCATGATTGAAGAATCCACTAGCAGCTATAGAAGTATAGGTACCGGCAGCAGTCTTACGGATTATTCGGCAGACGCACCCTGCATCAGTAACGAGTCCAGCCTGTGCCGGACGTATCTTGGCACGGACGAGAACGACAGGCTTGGTAGCAGCTGCATGAATGACAAGGTTAGTAACAGCTCCAGGGTTGGTGATGAGGGCCTCAACGGTGTAGTGCTCACCGTAGATTGTAACAGCCATAGGATCATCTCCGCATATCAGGGTGTGCAGTACGTCGAGGCAGCCATGGTGTTGGCGCACCTTCCATAGCAATGCATATTTGGGCTTTGAAGTTGGCAGTCAAGCTTAAGGTAGCAGTCATCGTTCCGGAGGCACCGAACGCCGCCAGCTCACCTGAAGCCATAGCGAAGCCTCCACCAGTTCCTGCGATGGCCCACCGGTCCATTTGCTCGAGCACGTTGGTTAGGGACGCATTAGCCCAACCAGTTGCACCGATGCCAGAGTTGACACTTTGGCCAGTCGAGAATCCGTACAAGCATAAGCAGTCGTTGACAGTAGTGGTAACGCCTGAGATGGCTACAGTAGTGTCTGCAACAAGTTCTTGGCCTGCCGTAGGTGTAGCGTTCCAAGGATTACCAGTTGTCTTGCAGCCGCGAATGATCATCATGATGCCGACCTGATGATCACCAACATCGGCAAGAGAAGGCGCCGTATCGCCAGCGACTAAGCGCTTTGAGATTATGGACAGCCTAGTTGTAGTTCCAGAAGCAACACCCTGGTTGGCAGCAAGAGTCCAGCCCGATGGAACACTGGGTGTGTCAGCGTTCTCAGTCTCTCGCCAAGTTAGTGCGACGTCATCAGCGACAGCAGTGTAGCCAGCAGGAAAGGCAGGAGTCATGGCGCCAACGTTGGAGGCGAACGCACCTACTCCGATGACTACAGGCATTCCCACTGGCTACACCTCCTTAGTCAGGAACTAGTTCGACATACGTGATGGTCGCAACATCTGTTGCGCCGATGGTCTCTTCGTGCACTGTCGGGTTTACCGCGTCAGCATTTACATGCACTGGCGTTTGCGGGGTGCCTGATACAGACCATTGTAGTGTAGCGCCTTGTGTGCCTGGAGGCACTGTCACGATCATAGCAATGATCCCGTTGCTGTCCGGGTCTTGCCGGAAGTGTACGTAGAATCCTGGAGGAAGGTACGTAACTTCGTACAGCTCTCCGATGCGAATTGCTACTTCCGCACCTATCCAGAGGATGCCGATTACTGGCGATGTGTCGCCAGAGAACCCTGCACGGAATGCTAGCGCGTCAAACTTGGCCTGAGTCCAGTCCTGACGGTTGGCACCCTTAACCATAGCACAACACCACGACGGCGTAGTAGTGTTGTCGAAGTTTCGGTCGGGCCCGGAAGCGACGATGTTGTGCTCAGTTACACCGTCCCATGCACGAAAGCCGAACGTAGCAGTTGTAGTTGTCGCTGCCCATCCAACAGGCAGCATGCGTACACCTCTGATAGCCCCACCTGCGGCCGCAGCGTCGAACGTTTCCATTTGCATCTCGACATAAGCTGTGGTGGAATTTGCCACTTGAACGAAGCCAGCAGCAGAAGCACCAGCCACCATGGGGAACTCACTGACATTGGTGCGAGCTGTCGTAGCGTCCCAAGCAGCTAGAGTACCGTTGGCTGACATTACGTTCCAGTTTGTCGTTACGCCATTGACCGTAAAGGCAGCTGACGTGTCTACCTTAACTAGCAGAACCTTGTAGTTGCCTAGTGGGTAGTGACCTAGAACGCCTGATACGACCCAGTCGTCAAACTGGATGGTCCGAGTCACTGCATCGGTCCAGCCCAATCGTGCACCGTGCTGGATGTTGGCAGTGCCGCTAGCCATAGTCGCTTGCGTTTGCGGAACAGGATTTGTGCCGTCAGAGTAGGTGACTTGCCAGTCACAAGTGAAGTTAGCCGTTCGAGCGTCCACTCGGTAGTCGATCGAGATCCAAGTGTCAGCACTAATCGCTGCATCAGACAGCACTTCGGTACCCGAGCCGACCTTGACGCCGATCTTCTGCGAAGCGGACACGTATCGAATGACCGTTGATTGACCACCGACGGTCGAGTGCTCGACCGTGTACAGGATTGTATCTCCTGCTGGTAGCCCGCCTGGTGATCGGAACGAGAATCGGCCTACCTGGGCGCCGACTGGGATCAACGACAGGACACCGTTAGAGATAGACAGGAAGATATTCTCTGCCGCTGCTGTTGAAGACAGTTCTGCGTAGTAGGTCCCAGAGCGAGGACCTGTAGATCCGATCGTTGGAGTT